TACTTTTATATCTGGAAGTACTACTACTTTATTTAGTGGAGCTACCAATACAGAAGCTTTAGTTTTAAAAACTATTTCTGAAGGTGCTAACCAAAATAGTTCTAGTTCATTAGATATTTCTGGCTCATTAGCATCAGGTTCAGTAAATAATATTAGATACCAAATTGCTAATAATGATACAGCTTCAGGAACATTTAGTGTAATTGTTCGCCAAGGAGATGATAATACAAATAACCAAATTGTATTAGAAACTTGGACTAACTTATCAATGGATCCTACCGCTCCTAATTTTGTATCTAGAATAATTGGTGATCAATACAAATCATATTCTTCTGGTGACAACCAAATTGTAGTAAATGGAACTTATCCAAATAATTCAAGGTACGTATATGTGTCTAGTGTTGTGACTCCTACTCCATTATATTTTGATAATACAGGTGTTGCAAAAGCTCAATACACAGGTTCTATTCCTACAAATGCAAGTGGATCATTTACTGGCGCTACCGGTGAATTAGCATCTGCTGGAGGAGCTTTATATTATGATGCTATTAGTTCATCTGCATCTCCAAACATTCAAGGATTATTATCATCAAGTTATGATAATATGATTAGTTTATTATCTAACCAAGATGATTACCAATTTAATGCTTTAATTACTCCTGGTTTATTTGCTGACGGAGCTTCAGTAGGTGCTTCTCAAGTTAATACTATTATTAATAACACAATGAATCGTGGAGATAATATCTATGTAGTTGATTTAGAACCTTATGGCTCATCTATTGGTCTAGTAACATCAGCTGCAAATTCTAAAAATACGTCATATGCTGCTTCATACTGGCCTTGGGTTCAAACAGTTGATCCTAGTACATCTCAATTAGTGTGGGTACCAGCTTCAACGTTAGTAGCCGGTGTATACGCGTATAATGACAACGTAAGTGAACCTTGGTTCGCTCCCGCTGGTATTAACAGAGGTGGTTTATCAACGGTAGTAAGAGCTGAAAAGAAATTAACTCAAGCTAATCGTGATACTTTATATACTAATAAAGTTAATCCAATTGCTACTTTCCCTGGAACAGGAGTTGTAGTTTACGGACAAAAAACATTACAAACAAAAGCATCTGCTCTTGACCGTGTAAACGTTCGTCGTTTGTTAATTGCTCTTAAATCTTACATTGGTCAAATTGCTAATAACTTAGTGTTTGAACAAAATACTATTGCTACACGAAATGCTTTCTTAGCTCAAGTTAACCCTTACTTAGAATCAGTTCAACAACGTCAAGGTTTGTATGCTTTTAAAGTAATCATGGATTCAAGTAACAACACTCCAGACGTAATCGATAGAAACCAATTAGTAGGACAAATTTACTTACAACCAACTAAGACTGCTGAATTCGTTTACTTGAACTTCAACATCTTACCAACAGGAGTATCTTTCCCAGCATAATTTTTTAAAAACGGAATATTTATAACAAAACAAAATAAACAAAATGGCAATCTTAGATCCTAACGAAATATTTTTTACCGCCTTTGAACCAAAACAGGCTAACCGATTCATAATGTATGTTGATGGTATTCCATCATATGTTATCAAAGCAATCTCAGCTGTAACGTTTGAACAAGGTGAAGTGGTTCTTAACCATATCAACGTTTACACAAAAGTAAAAGGTAAAACCAAATGGAGTGATTTAACTATGACTTTATTTGATCCTATTACTCCTTCAGGAGCTCAAGCCGTTATGGAATGGGTACGTTTACACCATGAATCAGTAACTGGTCGTGATGGTTATAGCGATTTCTATAAGAAAGACTTGACTATTGACGTATTAGGTCCTGTAGGTGATATCGTTTCTGAATGGGTAATTAAAGGTGCGTTTATTAAAGGTGGTAACTTCGGTGAATATAACTGGGATACTGAAAATGCAGCTATTAACTTATCATTAACAATTGGTATGGATTATTGTGTATTGAATTTCTAATTAAAAGTAAAAATAAATTAAAGAAAGCTCGCATTTTTTGCGAGCTTCTTTTTTTCTTATATATTTATATAGGACAACAAAGTTATAACAAATAAAAATTATGGAAGAAAACAAACCATCATTTCCTACAGAAGTTATTGAATTACCTTCAAAAGGATTATTGTACCCTGAATCAAATCCCCTTTCTTCAGGTAAACTAGAAATGAAATATATGACCGCTAAGGAAGAAGATATTTTATCTAACCAATCATATATTCAAAAAGGAACAGTACTTGATAAACTTTTAGAATCATTAATCGTAACTAAAGAAATTAATGTTACTGATTTAATAGTTGGAGATAAAAATGCTTTGTTAATCGCTGCTCGTGTTTTGGGTTATGGAAAAGATTATACTTTTACATATGATGGTAAAGAACACGAAATTGATTTAAGTATTTTAGAAAATAAAACATTTGATGAATCTTTAATTGCTAAAGGAACAAATGAATTTTCTTATACTTTACCTTCTACAGGAACTGAAATTACTTTTAAATTATTAACTGGAAAAGATGAGTTAAATGTTAATAAAGAAATTGAGGGCCTTAAAAAAATACATAAAGATGCATCCCCAGAATTATCAACTCGTTTAAAATATATGATTACTTCTGTAGTGGGTGATAGAGAAGCTAAAACCATTCGTAGTTTTGTAGATAATTATTTATTAGCACGTGATTCTAGAGCATTAAGAGAATATATTAGAAGAATACAACCAGATGTAGACCTAAATTATACTTTGGATAGTGGTGAGGAGGTCACTATCCCAATCAATATTAGCTTTTTTTGGCCTGACTTCTGAAATAGCTAGTCAAATTAGGTTTAATTTATTTAAACAAATACATGAAATAGTATTTCATGGAAAAGGAGGTTATTCTTGGGAAACTATATATAATATGCCTATTTGGTTAAGAAAATTTACGTTTTTTCAAATTCAAAACTTTTATAAAGAAGAAATAGAACAAACACAAAATGCTCAATTAGGAAATAAAACCACCCTTGTAGATTCTACAGGCAAGGTTAACGCCCCTGAATTTGCACAAGCATCCAAAAAATATACTACTACAACATATTCTACAAAGGCATCTAAAAAATGATGCCTTTTAATATTTATAATAAACATATTTTATAATGGCTGATTTAACTCCTGAAGAAATAAATAAACAATTTGAGCGTCTTAGAAGTTTAGCTACTACTTTAGGAAAAGATTTATCAAAATTAAATCTTAGACCAATAAAAGAAGATGCTGCTCTTGTAGGTGAATTAATAGAAAAGTGGAACGACCAATTAGATGAATCTTTATTATCTGTTGAAAATATAGCCTCAGGATTCCAAGACGTTGTTCAACAATTCTCCAGTGGAAATATAGCCCTTGCTTCTACTAAAAAAGAATTTAATGCTTTAACTGGATTAGCTCAAAAAATGCAATACTATCAAGCTGGTATTAATGATTTGACTAAAAAAGAACTTTTAGATATACAGAAAAAAGCAGCACAATCTAAAGAAAATTTAAAAACTAGTATAACTGGTCTTGAACAAAGAAAATCTGCTTTAATAGATGAAAACAGAAGTGATGCTATTAGTTTAGAACAAAAGAAAAAAAATAGAGCAGAAATACAAAAAATTAATAGCGCTTTAATAGATGCTAATTCTATTGTTAAAGAACAAGATCAACATTATCAAGATTTATTAATTTCTGTTAGACATGCTCTTCATGAACAAGAAGAAGTAAATAAAGCTTTAGGAGTAGGTGGACATCTTATTCAGGGGATGCAACATAGTTTAGAGCATCTTGGGCTTGGAAAATTAGCTGAAACTCTTGGTTTAGAAGAAGCAGTACACCATATGCACGAACTAGCTGAAGAAGCAGTTAAAGCAGGTAAAGCAACAGATACATTTGCCTTTAAGTTAGAAGTACTAAAATCAGGCATTTCTACTATAGGAAAAACATTTGTACAAAACTTAACAGATCCAGCAGTAGTAATTACGGCTACTATAGGAGGACTAATTCATGCTTTTCAACATGTTGATAAAGAAATTAGCCAAGTAGCAAAAGATTTAGGAATAGGCCGTGATGAAGCCCAATCAATGGTTCTAGAAATGGAACATATGGCTAACCATTCTAATAATGTTTTCATCAATACAGAAAAACTAGTCAAAGCAAATACGGAACTGAATAAATTATTCGGAACCGCTGTTGTTATGAATGAAGAAATGCTTACTAGTTATACAGAATTAACTACTCAAGCAGGTTATAGTGTAGAAGAAGCAAGTAAATTAGCCCAAATATCAGTTGCTAATGGTGATAGTATTAAAGAAAATACAAGTGCTATTTTAGGTCAAGTAGCTGCTTTAAATGCTGAAAATGGTTTAGCTATTAATACCAAAGATATAATGGCTGATATAAGTAAAATTTCATCAGCTACGACATTAACATTAGGAAACCAACCAGAAAAATTAGCTGCTGCTGCTTTTAAAGCAAAGCAGTTCGGTATGGAATTAAATAAATTAGAAGATATATCCCAAGGATTATTAAATTTTGAAGAATCTATTAGTGCTGAATTAGAAGCTGAATTATTAACTGGTAAAGACTTAAATTTAGAAAAAGCAAGACAAGCAGCTTTAAATGGTGATTTAGCAACTGTTGCTGAAGAAATAGCAAAACAAACAGGTACAGCTGCTGAATTTGCTAAAATGAATGTTATTCAACAGGAA